AGAAGGCTGCCCAGCGGAGGCTGGGTGGCTGATTTTCGAGTCGACGGCAAACGACGCCAGCTCAAGGCAAAGACAAAGGCAGAAGCCAAGGCCCGCATGGATGAGGCCCTGGACGAGAGCGCCGTTGCCAACAAGCGCAGACGAACCAACAGCTTCACCATTGGCCAGGCCTGGGCGTTGACCGCAAAGGTCCGCTGGGCTGGCCAGGCCTGCGAAAGCAACGCCAACGGGTACGCCCGGCAGGTGGTGGCGTTCTTTGGTCCAGAGCGGGCGCTGGCAAGCATCAGCGTTCGAGACTTTGAGGACATGCGCCAGCACTTCCTGCGACGGGGCAACAAGCCAGCCACCATCAACTGGAAGGCCTCGACGTTGCAGTCGATGTTTGCCGACGCCGAAAAGTACGAGCACATCAGCAGGGACGACATCCCGCGCTTTCCCAAGCGGTTGCCAATGAACAACATCAAGGAACGGATCCTTGAGGACGACGAACTGCGGGCGTTCTGCGCCTACCTGCAGGCCATTGAGAAGCACGAGGCCGCCTACTTGCTGGTGTTCCTGTGTGAGGTCGGCTGTCGGTTCTCAGAGGCCGCTCGCCTAATCGGCAGGGATGTGGACCTGCAGGCCAACAGGGTGGTGTTCCGCAAGACAAAGAACCGGCAGCCGCGAACGGTGCCGCTGACCACCGCCGCGGCCGATGCCATCCGTCCCTTCATGCCGGTGCTCTCAGGCCAGCACATTTGGGGGCTGCGGTACAAGCAGTTCCAGTACCTCTTTGACCGGGCCAAGGCGGCCGTGGGGCTTGCTGACGACGAGCTGCTGACCATCCACGTCACCAGGCACACCTGCGCCTCACGCCTAACCCGCAGCGGATCGTCGCTGCTCAACGTCATGAAATGGGGAGGCTGGGCTGGGCTCAAAAGTGTGCAGCGCTATGCCCACGTCGACCTGGCCTCGCTGGAGGCCGCGGCCGAGCTGTTGCAATGTGGACGAAGTGGTGGACCGCCACCGCTGCAAAAAATTACTTGCAACTGATTTGCAACCGTCGCCCAATGACCAGTCTGGGAGTCAATCTTGATCACATCGCCAAAGTGCGCACCTAGGCACTACAAGGCCGTAGAGCAAAACAAAGGACTGCAGCGCCTAGCTTTTCTCTTGCTAATACGGCCCTGCTGTACTCACAGTGGGTTTGCAACACACGAATTGCAAATTGCAACCGATGTGCAACCCATCTGACGGCCTGGTCGCTGAGCAGTTGCAGCGGCAGACCAAGGCCGAACGAAGGGCTGCCGAAGCGTTTCAGAGCTCTCAGCGGCGCCTGCGAGAGCTTGGCAAGGAGTCAGCCCTGCCATATGGCCAGCGGCTCTACAGCGTCTGCCTAGAGGCCTTAGCGGCGTCCCTGGAGGGGGCGTTTGAGGACTTCCTGCTGGCGCCGGATAAGGCCAGGGCCCACGCCGCGGCCATGCCCTACTTCGACGCCTTCAAGGGCGTGCATCACATTGCCGCAGTCGCCCTGGTGGCAACGCTGGACCAGCTCAGCCGCAAGCAGCGCATGGCCACGTTTTGCCAGAACCTTGGCAGGGCGGTAGAGGACGAAACAAGGCTTAGCCGGCTGGAGAACAAAAGCCCGCTGGAGCTGCGCCGGCTGATGCGGCATGGCATGAACCGCCGCAAGATTGCCAGCAAGGAAGTTATGGCCCAGCTGGGGTGCCCGGCCCCGGCATGGAACGACATGGCCCGGCTGCAGGTCGGGCAGTTCCTGCTGGATCACATCAACACAGCGACTGGGTTGGTGCGGGTGGTCAAGCACCGCATTGGCAGGACCATGCCGTATTTCGTGCTGCCCAGCGCTGAGGCGGAGGAGTTTATCCGTGAGTGCCCGCGGGGCACCTACAAGGCCTCGCACAGCGCCATGGTCTGCCCGCCTGAGCCTTGGCCGGGGCTGTATGGCGGCGGGCTGATGGGCAACCAGGAGTGTCTAATTCGGGTGCCCATCCAGGACAACGAAGAGAAAGACAGCACCGCCATCGAGCACTACCGCAAGGCGGACTTGTACAACTTTTTTAAGGGGGTCAACCATTTGCAGGCCACCCCGTTGGTGGTCGACGCCCAGATGGTGGAGCTACAGCGCACGGCTTGGGACAACGGCATTGACGGGCTGTTTCCCTGCAGGCGGGCGCCGATGGACGTGCCCGAACGGTTGGGCGATGAACCCACGGCTGATGAGCTGCGGGCCCGCAACCGCCTGGCGGCCATGGCCCACCGCGACAGGGAGCAAAACAGAACGCGGCGGATCAAGATCGAGCGGGCGCTGCAGTCAGCCGAGGAGCTTGCTGGCCGCACTGTCTGGCAGTCCTATCACGCTGATCACAGAGGCCGGATTTACAGCGGGAACAAGTACGTCACCCATCAAGGGCCCGACTACGAGAAGGCGCTGTTGTCGTTTGAGCAGCAGGCTGCAGCCACCGACGAGGGCATCGAATGGATTTTCAAGGCTGCTGCCGGCCACTACGGGCTAAGTCGGAGCTACTGGAGCGAGCGGCTGCGCTGGGGACAGCAGCACAAGGACCAGATGCTGGCCGCTGCTGCTGACCCGCTGGGGCGCCTGGAGCTGTGGCGATCAGCAAAGGACCCATGGCAGTTCCTGCAGATGTGCAAAGGCCTGCAGGAGGCGCTGGAGACCGGTTCTACCGGCGTGCCCATCCGCTTGGACCAGACAACCAGCGGCTGCGGAATCCTGGCTGCCTTGGTGCGGGACGCCAAGGTCGGCCGGCTTTGCAACCTGTTTGGCAACACCCCGCGAGACCTGTACTCCGTCATTGCTGAGCGGGTGGTCAGACGCCTGACAGTGGACCTGGAGATGGGCGACGAGCGGGCTAAGGCACTGGCCGAGCTTTGGCTTAACCGTGGCATTGACCGCGGCTTGGTCAAGGGGCCGATCCTGGCAACGCCTTACGGGGGCTCTTACATGAGCCTCTGCGACAGCCTGGTTGACGCCTTGGACGAGCACCTGGGCTACGTCCCGCTGGACGAGTTCGCCTTTCGCGTAGCCATTCCTGCCAAATACCTGGCCAGCCACCTGTGGGCCGAGCTCAAGGCCGTGGTGCAGCCCTGCATTGACGTGAAAACTTGGCTGAAAAAGTCCTGCCGGCTGGTCATGACGGCTGGGCACCCGCTGGAGTGGACGACCCCAATGGGCTGGCCGATGCGGCTTGCAGATCGGGAGCCAACCAAACGCAGAGTGACAACGCTGATGTTCGGGCGAAAGGTGAGCCTGAGTATCCAGGACCAGCCGGTCAGCTCCCCGCTGTCACCGACGCAGGCAAACAAGGGTATAGGCGCCAACTTTGTCCACGCCTTTGACGCTGCGCTTTGCCAGCAGCTCATCTACAGGGCCGGAGAGCTTGGTATGCCTTTGCTGACAAACCACGACTGTTTCGCCAGTCATATAAACGACGCCAGGCAGCTTCATACGATGTTACACAGCGGCTTTCGGGACATGCACCGCACTAATTGGTTACAGGTAGCGCGTGAAGAAATTCAGTTGCTGACTGGTGTTTTGCTGCCTGAGCCACCTTACGTTGGAACCCTGCAGTCGGGTCTGGTTGGCACAAATCCGTATTTGTACTCATGAGACTTACGTATGACATCTACACCCCCGTGGAATAGGCGGTAATTTTCGTGGGCCTTTAACCACGACCACATGCCCAAACTGCAAGTCACCCCTCTCGCGGAGTGCCGTTGGTTCAAGCTCCTAGGTGAAGCCCGCGAAAACAAATTTGATCCCAGCAAGCCACCTACCTGGAGTTGCGAGCTGATTCTCGACAACGACAACAAGACCCACATGGCGTGGATCGAGGAAATGGAAGCTAAGTACAAGGAGTTTCACGGCGAAACAAAAAAATCCGGCAACTGGTTTCCTGCCAAGCCTGACCCTGAATCCCCGCGTTCACGCACTGTGGTCAGCTTCAAGCTGCCGATGTGGACCCGCAAAGACGGCACCGTCAGCGAAGGCCCCTCAGTTTTTGACGCTGGTCGCAACCCCTGGGACCAGAAGCGCCTTGTGGGCAATGGTTCAAAAGTAATCATTGGCTTTGACATCTACGCCTGGCCCAGCCGTGGCACAGGTGCTGGCCTGACGTTTCAACCCCGGCAGGCCCAAGTGGTCGACCTTGTTGAGTACGTCAGCGAGGAGAAGAAGGCGGAGTGCGTCTTTGAGCCAGTTCCCGGTGGCTTTGTAGACGAGGGCTGTGTGTTCAATGCAGTCAGTTGACCTTTGCCTGCCGCTTGCGCCGAAGTCCAAGGCACGCCCGCGGACTTACCTGGGCCAGGCCAGGCCCTACATGGAGCAGGCCTACAAGGAATGGATTGCTAAGGCCAGAGCCCTGATGGGCGAATACTGGACCCTCCCACCCCTTGATCACATCGACTGTTTGGTTGTCACCTTCTACGGGCCAGCCCGTGGTGATCTCGACAACCGCCTTGGCGCTCTGCTGGATGCAGGCAATGGCCTGATTTGGACAGACGACAACGTGAAAGTGATTGGCACGGTTGCAATGAAATGGCGCAAAAGCACCATCAAAGACGCTCACATCAACTTCACCATTATTTGGCAATGATCAAATGTCCACATTGCGGCTCGGTCGACTCGACCGTTTCGTACACCTACAACAAACAGGATTACGTCCTGCGGCACCGTCGATGCCGCGGTTGCGGCGCCGACTACCACACCCATGAAGTCCTTGCCATCAATGCTGGAAAGTCTCGTGGCTTCATCCTCGATCTCCCGCTTCAACAAGGAGGAACGGAGTGAGTCGCGCTTTGTTGGCCATGGGTCTTGCGCTAGCTGCGGCAGCAGTGACGGCCTTGCGATCTACACCGACCACACCTACTGCTTCGTCTGCAACACCTACACGAAAGCGGAAGGGGAGGAACGACCCACCCGATCCAACCATCTTTCGCCAATGACCACCCTCACCATTGAGGCGTGGAAGGACGAGTCCTACCGGGGCCTGTCCAAGCGTGTGCTGGAGCAGTACGGCGTGCTGCGCACGGCTGACGGCATCGTCTTTCAATACCGGGACCAGGCGGGCAAGATCATTGCCCAGAAGTTCCGCAGCGAAGACAAGCGCATTAGCTGGAAAGGGGACGCAAAGAGCGTTGTCGGTTTCGGCAGCCATCTGGCCAATCCTGGCCATCACGACGCCATTGCCATCTGCGAGGGCGAGCTTGATGCCCCATCGGTCTATGCCGCCACCAACGGCAAGGTTGTTGGCATCTCCGTGCCCAACGGTGCTCAGTCAGCAGCGGCCTGGGTGCGCAAGCACCTTGATCAGTTCAATCAGTTCAAGACCGTCTACATCGCCACTGATAACGACGAGCCAGGTGAGGCCGCGGCCAACGCCTTGGTGGAACTGTTTGAGGCTGGTCAGGTGCGGCGTGTGGTGTTCCCCCGCAAGGACGCCAACGACACCCTGCAGGAGCTCGGCGGGCAGGCCGTCAAAGAATCCATCTACGCCGCAAAGCAGCTGCGGCCTGATGGCATCAAGCCAGCGTCGGCCTACGAGGGCATTGTCCTCAAGCCGGCCAAACGCACGGCAGTCAACTGCGCCTTTGCCTGGTGGAACCAGAAGACACCCTTCTATGACAACCAGCTGATCGTGCTGATTGCTGGCTCAGGCATCGGCAAGACCACCTTTGCCCGTGCCCTGGCCCTCCATGACATGGAGAACGGCATCAAGGTCGGCTGGATTGGCCTGGAAGAAACAGCAGACGAGGCAATCTTCCGCTTCGTGGGCATGGCAGCTGGCTTGCAGCTTCATGCCAGGCAGACTTACGCCGGTCTTACCGATCAGCAGCTGCAAGACATTGCGCAGGCTGACAAGTTTGTGACCGGCAGCGGGATGCTGGAACTGTTTGATCACTTTGGCTCGCTTGACGAGAACGTGATCCTCCAGCGGATGAACTACATGGTCCGCTCGCTGGGGTGCCAGCACATCTACCTTGACCACCTGACAATCATTGGCTCCGGCCTGGCGCAGGACGTTCGGCAGCTGGATGCGCTGATCACCAAGATCCGCTCTTTCATCGCGGCCACAAAATGCACGGTGTTTGCCATCAGTCACCTAAACCGCGGCAGCAGTCAGGTGAAAAACATGGAAGACGGCGGCGTCCCTGAGCTGCATGACATCAGGGGTAGCCATTCCGTTGTGCAGTTGGCAGACACTATCTGGGCCCTGGGCCGCAGGCGCGGGACACAGCTAACCCATTCCTACTGCTTGAAAAACAGGATGCTCGGCCGATGTGGCTATGCAGGCTCCTTCGTCTTCGACGAGGAAACACAAGCGCTGGAACAGAGATGGGAAGACCAGGCATTGAACTAAACAGCTGGAAACAGCTGCGCAAAGGCCAGGCCGTCCATTTCTACACAGCTGACGGTTGGCGGAAAGGCCACGTCACCTTTGTCAACACCGCTTCAATCACGGTCCTTTGGGACCAAAACTCTACCCAACGAAACACCAATGTCTACGACCTCCGCAATGTTCGACTCTTTGACACCAGATCCAAATGACAGACCACTTGACCTGTCGCTAGGAGTGATCAAACGTCTCCTAGAGGATGCTTACGGGCATTACAACAAGGCAATCATGAGCGACGCCAAGCACGTTGCCAGCTACTGGGACGGCTACATCCGCGCCTGCCAACACATCTTGGAGGCAGAAAGAGAATGAGCTGGATGGTCCCTGGCCGCCTGCCGCAAGAAGGTCCTGAGCCAATTCTTGGTGAAGGCGTTAGCCGGGCGCACAAGTATGAGCGCACCAAGGTCTTTTGGCTAAATGTCAAACGGCCTACTGCTTCACCAATGCGCGTAGCCATCAAGGCTGCAACCGCCCGCAAAGCCATTCGCTATTGCAAAAACCGCTGGCCTGACGCAACTGTCACTGCAATCAAATGACCCTACTCAACAACCTCACTGATTTGTACTGGAGCCTTGGCGAGTACAGCATTGACGACCGCCGCCGCATGAAGGCAGTCGTTCATGAGCTAGCTGGCGTAATTCGCACCTGGGCCCCGGATCCAGGGCAAGCGCGTATTTGCCACTTGGCCATTAACGAGATAGCCGACCGTTTGCTGAAAGAGGTCGAGGAGCACGTCGACACGTCGAAAGAGACGTGACGCATTTTTTTCAAGCACACCAACGCCTTTGACTACCTATGCGCATCCTTGTAGACGCTGAGACGTTTCTATTCCGGTGCATAGCCGGAGCAGAGCACGAAACTGAGTGGGCCCCTGACAAATGGACCTACGAGGTTGACCTCTCGCAAGCCAAAGACGCTTTTGATCAAGAGATGGCTCGCGTGCAGGACATAATCCCAGGCACACCGCTCATCCTGACGTTTGGTGACATTAACAATTTTCGCTACGCCGTCTACCCGCAGTACAAGGCCAACCGCCGCAAGCAGCGCCGCCCTGCTGGGTTCACCGCCCTCAAGGACTGGGCCCGCAAGACCTGGGTATCGCAGTCCTACCCCGGCGTAGAGGGCGATGACGTGATTGGAATTATGGCTCGCGGTCACGACATCATTGTCAGCCGCGACAAAGACCTAAAAACCATTGCTGGTACGCACCTCATTGGCGACGAACTGCACCCAATCGGACCGCCGCAAGCTGACATGGCCTTTTTTACGCAAGTTCTTACAGGCGATACGGCTGATGGCTACCCAGGTTGCCCCAAGGTTGGCCCGGTCAAAGCGGCGCAAATCCTTGAAGGTTGCAATAAGCCAAGCCAATTCTGGCTGGCAGTAGTCATGGCCTACAAAAGCAATGGCAGCAACGCTGAAACTGCGCTGCAAATGGCCCGCTGTGCACGCATCTTGCGACGCGGCGAATACGACATCGAAAAGGAGCGGCCGGTGTTGTGGGAGCCTCCTACCCTGTGAGTGATACGGGGCCGTAATGCAGCTCACCACCCAAGGCTTTGCCAACTTCTTCGCCTACTACCAGGGCGAGGCCATGCAGCAGCGTGGCGTAGAGCTCCTCTACCTGGCGCTAGCCAAGAAATGCCCGGAGCTGCTGGAGGACGACGCCGACTGGATTGAGGTCTACCGGCAGAAACCTGTCATCACGGTCGGCAACCCGCTGCTTGTGGAATACATGAGCCAGCTAGACAACGGCCCTGAGGGCTGGCGGCAATGCCAGACCAGCAGCATCGCCATGTGCCTGCGCTATCTCGGTACACGCCTCCCAGCTACCGGCCAACGCTTAGACGACGACCTCAAGTACCTGCCATTTGTCAAAAAACACGGCGATACCACGTCACAGGTTGCCCACCAGCAAGCACTTACGGAGCTTGGCGTTCGCCATCGCTTTAGAACCAACCTGCACAAGCAAGATTTGATTCGTGAGATCGACAAGGGCTACCCCGTGGCCATCGGCGTGCTGCATCACGGTCCCGCGTCGGCTCCCAAGGGCGGCGGGCACTACATCGTGGTCCGCGGATACACCGACACACACGCCCTGGTCCACGACCCCTACGGCTCGATTGATCTGGTCAATGGCGGCTGGGCTGCAACGGGCAACAACAGCGGCAAGAACGAGAAGTACAGCTGGAAGAACCTGATTCCCCGCTGGGACATCGGTGGCGGCTGGGGCTGGACATTCAGCTGATTGACTAAGAACAGCCGCGAGAGGCCTCCCAAGCCTCGCCAAGGTTTTGCGCAGCCTCTATGGCAAACCAGCGGGCTATAGCTGTCTGCTGATGCCACATTGTGTTTAGCAGCAAGGCCGCGTCCATCAGTCCATCAAAGTTCCGGTCATCATGCAGCTGCCGCAATGTTCTTTTAATTGCTTCCTCGCGGAACTGCAGCTCCTGGCTGATGACAAAGGGCTCCACGCCTACCTCTTGGCCAATGGCCCGACGATCCCTGCGAGGATTTCGACCACTCGGTACAGCTTCACCACCACGCGCCGGACTGAACTGAGGGCCTCGTCGTCTTTAGGCGTTGGCGTCAGGTTGACGATCACAAGCGCTGTACCATGCAGCGCTACCGCTAAAGCGACGTACTGGGCAAGGTGATCCATAACGCAGGGATCTAACTGCCCAACGCTACGGGGTTGTAACGATCTGTCAAACGTGCGGGCCAGGCACCTCAAGCCGAGCAACACGCTGCTCTATCGAATTGAGCCGTGAATAGTATTCCTTGCGGTCGGCCTTGATGTCCACATGCAACTGTTCAAGGCGTGTGGCCACGTTGTCCACACTGGCGGCCAGGCGAATTACAGCGTCTCTCCCCTCCCTGCCGCGTGACCCCAGGGCCCCTACGCCCATGGCGCTGACTGTTATGGCGGCGCCTAACACCGCGGCAGCAACCTCAACCACGAGCGAGCTCTGCGTACAGCGTCAGCCTACCAATTCGCAATGCCTACGCAAACGCTTGCTATTACTGGATTTGCGCTACTGCAAAGCGCAGATAGCCTTGGACTGTTGACGCTACAAACTCATGAAAAAAGGCGGCAAAGGCGGCAAAGGCGGCGGCAAAAAGGGGTATTGACCATGGCTGCCAAAAAAGGTCTCTACGCCAACATCCACGCCAAGCGCAAGCGCATTGCGGCTGGGTCTGGTGAGCAGATGCGGAAACCTGGGTCCAAAGGCGCTCCAAGCGCTAAGGACTTTAAGGATTCTGCTAAGACAGCTAAGAAAAAGTAAGGCAACACTGCAGGTGGTTAGGTGGCTTAGTGCCCCTGACCCCTGCTTTTTTTGTGTCCAGATTTGGCCTTTGTCCTGACGGAGTTACCAATGCTGGTCTTCTTGAAGCGGGCACGGGAGACGTGATGAACAGCTGCCGTGCCCGACTTCGCTAGTTGCCTCTACTCTGCCTTGCGCGACAACGAAATCAGCGTTGTCAGCACACCCATCATGACGGCAACCGTGCGGGAGTCACTATCCGTGCAACCCATCGGTGCTGGATCAATCGCTTTGCCTTGGGGGGTGCCGATGTACTTGGCATACCAAGGGAAGACCACCTTGGGGAGGATGTAGAAACGGCAGGAGGCCCACTGGGCTCCAGCTACCACGACGATGGTGGCGGAGACGCCGACGATGCTGCGCCAGAGCCAAGGAGGCATCAGGGAGGAGAGAGCTGAGTTAAATCAACTTCTTCAGATTCTCCCGTCTCGTTGTTGTATCTATAGACAATGCCATTGATCTCGTAAATAGAAGGGTACTGCCACTCAAGAGATTCTTCGTTCCATACCAAGGAAATTTCGTTATCGGGACAGGGTACTGGTGCTTCCCATGTCAAGGTGGAGTCGTTGAGCACCCAACTTGGATAGGGCGACGGCGGCAAAAATGCATCATGGACAGAATCGTAGACAAAGCCCTGGCCGGCAAAAACATTGCGGAAGTTGTTGTTGTAGCTGGTTTGGACCCACTGCGTTGTTTCGCCATAAAGCTGGCGTAGTAGGTCAATGCCCAGTTGTTCAGTCTCAGCGCCAGCTTCGCCAACGATGCAGTCGTTGTTGACAACCAACACGCGGATCACTCTGCCAGTGCTGTCAATTTCAGCAAAATGTGCCATTAGAACGTAATACTCCCTGTGCCTGTGAATTGATAAATTCTGTACCCGCCTGATGCTGTCACCGTTGGCGATCCTGTTGTTATTGCAGGGTCATAAGAACTGGCGTAGCGAATAATTACTATGCCGTTTTGACCGAATAAGTTTTCCCCAGAGCCGCCGCCGCCAGTATTAGCACCGTCGCTGCCTGAGCCGCCTGAAAACCCGGTAGGTGCCCCACCGCCAGCGCGATATACACTTGATCCAGTAATGGACGAAGCAATGCCAGTCCCCCCACCAGAACTATGACTGGTACCCGCCGCTCCAGCGGCACCCGCGCCGCCGCCACCACCGCCGTTGAATTGTCCTTGACATTGTGAAAGGTCAGGTCTGAATGGGCAATAGAACTCCCGATGCCTACCTGGACCCCCTTGAAATCCTTGATTTGAAATTCCAGGGCCGCCGCCGCCACTGACGGCCCCACCGCCACCAGAGCCACCAGCCCCGCTACCGCCATGACCACCACCAGATGACGTTATCAGCGAGCCAAAAGAAGAGTCGCCGCCGTTAGTACCAGAAGAACCTCCTGCCCCAACCGTAACAACATAGGTTAAACCACCAGTGACAGGTAAAGCCGCTTCTGCACTTGAATTGGCTCCCGAAAGCTCACCCGGTACGTTGCACCGGTAACCGCCTGCTCCGCCGCCGCCGTTTTCATTACCTCCGCCCTGACGAGCCCCTCCGCCAGCAATGACAAGGTATTCAATAGTAGGAGGGGGATTTTTTGCCCCGGCACCTGCCATCAAAAGCTGCATGATGGGCATTAGCTCAGCCCTCCACCACTGATCACAAAAGTATCGCTAGCAACGCACAAAACCGTTGCAAGCCCGTATTCAGCCAGTGTTCTATTTCCGGTGTCCGCCGTGCCGGCTTTCCGCAACGTGACAGAACCACCTTGCGTAATTGTTTGATTACTGCCGCTGTCGTTGTAGATGCTGATTGCATCACCTACTGAAAACACACCGGATGGAATTGTGACGCCACCTGTTGTGATACTAATGTGCTTGCCAGCATCCCCTACTACAAGGGTATAGGCGGCTGTTTTGCTATTAGCCGGAACCTGCGGATAGGTCTGACCACTGTTGAACGTGATGGCGCCGGTCATGGTGCCACCTAAAATGGGAAGTGCTGCACTAGCCAGGTCGTAGGCAGATTTCACTGCCGCTGGGGTGGCTGCCGTCGTTGTGCTAGTGCTGCTGGTACTGTCTGTGAGTTGCACAGCGCCAGCACTGCTGGTCGTCGCTGCTTGCAGCTTGCTGCCGGCAATGGCAGCAGATGCGTTGATGTCGGCGTCACTGATGGCGCCGTCGGCAATCATCGCGCCGGTGACCATACCGGTATCACCAGTCGTCACCACGTTGTCCACCGTCACCGTTTTGGTGCTGGTGACGATCGAATCAACCTTGACGGATCCGTAGGGCATGGTTCAGCTCAGAGAATGGTTTATTAGGTGCTAGTAGGCACCGTGATGCTGTAGTCGCTGGTGGTATCCATATTAGTCAACCCATCGGGCAATCCGCTTGTGCTGATGCCAGTGATAAGTCTAGAGCCAACAATGGTAATAGTCATAATTAGACGATGACCCAAGATTGACCAGGGCCCACGGTAACGGTGACCCCAGGTTGAATTGTGATCTCCCCGGCACTCATGGCGTTCTTGCCTGCCGTGATGGAATAATTGGTGGTAATATTTTGGCTATTTTCGTAGAACACGTCATCTCCGCCACCACCTGTTGCCCCACCAGCAGTACCCCAGCCCAAAGAGCCATAGCCATCGGTCACCAGGAACTGACCGTTTGTTCCATCGGTTCCGGGCAGGTTGAATGTGACGTTGGTCGCCACCACGGCAGGCGCCCGCAGGGCGACGTAGTTGCTGCTGTCGGCGTCAGCAAAACGTGATTGTGATTGTGCGTTTAGAGTTAGGTTTCCTCCAATCGTGCCGCCATAAAGGTTTACATAACGAGTTTCAGGGTTGTTTGCGAAATAACTCAGATAAATCCAACTAGCGTCAGAAGTCGCGTACCGCAGGCGAACTGATAGTCCGGCATCGCCAACAAAACCATTGGGTAGGCCGGTTAGCGGGGTAAAAGCGCCAATGTTGGTACTGTCACCAACCTCGATGTAGGTGTTGTTAGCTGGATTTGCGGGGATTGCCGCAACGTTGTTCACCAATGTGAACAGCACTGCGTTGGAGACTGCGGCAGCAGCATTGGTAGCAAGAGTGTTTGCCTGGTTGGCCGTGGTGACGGCGTTATTGGCAGTCGTTACAGCATTGCCTGCCGCAGTGCTTGCGTTATTGGCTGTAGTTACAGCATTGCTTGCATTGCCTGCTGCTGTATTGGCAGTACTTAATGCGGTGCTTGCATCGCCTGCTGCTGTATTGGCTGTGTTGAGCGCAGTGGTGGCGTTGCCGGCTGCTGTATTAGCTGTGCTTACCGCAGAAGCAGCGTTGCTTGCAGCTGTGTTGGCTGTGGTAACCGCGTTGCTGGCATCGCTTGCAGCCGTGCCAGCAGTGCTATTGGCTGCATTTGCCGTTGAAACGGCGGAGTTAGCAGCGCTAACCGCTGCTGCCGCGTTGGCATTTGCAGTATTGGCTGTTGACGTTGCAGCTGTTGATGCCGCCGTTGATGCGTTGGCTGCGGCCGTAGCGTTATCTGCCGCAGTCGTCGCGGCTGCTGCCGTGGCACTGGCGGTGTTCGCTGCCGTTGTGGCTGCTGTCGCCGCGGCCGTTGCCGTGTTCGCTGCCGTCTGCGCCGCCACAGCTGCAGCAGCGCCAGAGTCGTTGCGGTCCTGCTGCTCCTGGACAACGTACAGGTTCTGCAGGTCAGCGTTATTGAGGTCGGCAGCGGTCAGGTTGGAGCCGTCTTGCCACGGCACCAGTTGGACCGAATCAGGCGTGTCACGCAGCACCGTAAGCGTGACACCATTTGCTGGTGCAGTGGTCAGCTGGACTTGAGTGCCGCTGCTCCAGTTGTAATCCGTGCCATCAACCAGCAGCGATGTGTAGGCACCAGTAAGGATGTTGTATCCGGTGTAGAGCTTGACGTGCGCCTTCAGCAGATACGGATAGGGAACGGAAAACGTGGTCGTTGATCCGTTCCCGGCGTATGTGGCATAGGAAAAGGGCATGGGACCGCCAGACCGCTACAGGCTCGTAGCACTCATTGTGGCCGTTAGCGGTCCTAAGGGCTAGTCACAACCGCTGCCTTGCTCTCGGCAGCGTCAATGCTCTGCGACCGCAACCGTTTCGACCGCAATGCCCGAAGCTCAGTTGCCGCAGGCGTATCGGAAACCTCCATGCGCTCACGGGCTAGGGCGGCGTAATACTCCTGAATCTGCCCCAACACCCAAGGGCCAGGCTGCTGGCGGTACAGCGTCGAAGGCATGTCCTTTACCCGCGGGTCCGTAGTAGTCGCAGGATTGGCATCCCACTTTTTGTACTGCGAACTGTTAATGACGTAGTTGACCGCCTCGTAGTAGGTCCTGCCGTTGGTGGCCTTGTCCAGCAGGTCAGACAGGTCGACAGGGATGGAAACAGTTTGTTCCTGGAAGCTGTTGCCAATCATGTAATCGATCTTGCCCGGCACCCGGTACAGGGTCTTTCCGCCAAACAGGGGATGCCTGCTGTACTGCTCGCCTTTTGTAAAGCCGTGGTAGTGGTTGAACTCCTTCTCGCCGTCACTGCCCAATGGCACCCCATAAAGGCGACCAGTCATAAGTTCAGTCGGCGGATCCAGCAGCCCTAGACGGTCAAGCGTGGAATAGACCTTGTTGCCTGCGTCCCATTGCATAGGCACGCCAGTCGGCCATTCGTTTTTCAGGATCCAATCGTTCCAAGGGGTGATGTTGCGCCCTAAATGATCTGTCTCTTTCTGCGTAGCTCCAGCAAAGGTTGCAAGCATAGGGCTGGCGTTCATCAGGAAGTTTTGCAGCCCTTCTCGCATTTGCTCCAATGGGTCGTCCGTCCCTATCTGCTCTATTAAATAAGCGTCAGTGGGGTTGAGCTGGCGATTGCGGGCCACACCCTCGTAACCCAAGCCAAATGCCCCTTCTACAGTGCGCATTACGCCAGAAGCGGGGTTGAACTGGCCGTTTGCAATAAACGCGGCTAAGCGCTGGAAGGCCTCAGGCGTTTGCTCGGTCAAGGCTTCGCTAAGCATCTGCAGCGACCGAAAGCCGGTCTGCCGCATGAGTTGGCCGGTGCCAACTTGCATCAGCTGCCACCAGGCCTGCTGCCCGTCCCACTTGGAGTTCATGCCAGTAACCATGGCCTCCTTAAGGTCCTTCCACAGGAACAGCGTGTTGAGAACTGGCAAACCGCCCAAGTTAAAGGGGACACCAAAGACGCTGTTTTCACGGTTGTATTTCTTCCATGTGGCTCTTTTCCGTGGATCAAGAGGAGCACTGCCAGTGAGCTTGCCCCAGTCGTTATCTAGCGAGCCAAAAAGTGTCAACATCCCGCCAAACATCACCCAGGCTGCCTGCGTAGCAGCAAGAAGCTGCGGAGGTATGGGATCGCCGGCCTTAATTTTGTTCACAATTCGAGCAGTGTTGATAATTGGCGGTGCGCCAAGCCCTATGTCCCACAACGCCTGATTCCAAGGGGACCGCCAAAAACTGATAAGCATGTCGCCGTAATCGTTTTTGCGTATTGGCCGCATGGCATCGTCCACAGTTTTGCCAAACCCCTGCCCTGGGCGGTTTTGCATACGCGCATACTGAGAAAAATCCCAGGATTTACGGTTGGCCGGATCCGCCAGCACTGGTACGCCAACCTTTTCAGAGGCGATATAAGCGGCAATTTCATCGTTGCTAAATTCCTCGCCTAAGTCGAACTGCTTGCGGAAACTGGCTATTTGATTTTCCGACGGTTCAGCCGTATAAAGCACGTCTTGAAGTTTTTGATCAACATACTGGCGACGTGTAGCCCAGCTCCAATCGGGCCCTTCGTGAAAGGATTGAATAAAGAAGTCGTTAGCCCGGTCAGTCATATAGACCCGCAGCCCTGCACGCTGGTCTACAGCGCCAAGCATTTGCAGGGCCGGGGTAATGGGTAGCTTAATTTCCCGCCCAGCCATTTTAGACATGCCCTTTTCCAATAGGTAATTTGCAAACAACTTGCTGCTAACCTGCCACTTGTCGCGTACTTGTATTGCTAAATGTGCAGGGTTAGAAGCCCAAGGCTCTTTTAAGACCTGATCAGCAATTTTATATTGTTCCTCAATCGGGATTGCGCCTGTCTGAGCGCCAAAAGCATCAGGGTTGCCGGCAAATGGCGCTTCAGCGTTAAAGAAACCCTTGCGCAATGACTCAGACCAAGACTGCTTAATTACGGTTTCGGCACGCAATGCAGCCTCAGCCGCGGCCCGAGCCCCGTCAATGTTGCTCTTTAATAGATCGCGGTGGAACAGCGTGGCTCCGCCATGAATCAGTGGGCCGTTGCCAGCAGCTTTTTTTAGCCCTTCAGCCACAAAAACCATTTTTTGGCTGAGGTAATTCATCATTACCTGCGTCTTAGCAGCAAACAGGATCGTGTCCTTGTAGAAACCCCGTACTAGGGCTTTCCAATCCCAGCCCTTGTCAAGCCTGCCCATTGGGTCGATGCCATCAACCTTGGCGGCATCAATTAGCTCAGTCAGTTCCAACTGGCCGCTAGGCCCTTTGTTAGCTGCGTCAACAACCTTGGCGGCAATGCTGTCCGGTCCCACCAAGTCAGCAGGGGTTGCACCAATTAACTCCTCAGCAATTTGGTCAAGCTCGGCCTTGGCCTCATTGCCGGTTTGCGCCCAGACCGAATCCGGCAGCTCCAGGTCTTCGCCAATCACCCGTTTCCACTGCTGCAGCAGCTGACCAGAGCGGCGCTTAGCCACCCGCATGGAACGGTGGGCAAACAGCGCCTTGATGTAGGCGTCGACAAACTCCGCCTTGGCTTCTCGGCCAGGCGGCAGGCCGGTCTCACCAATGTTGTCGGCAATGCCCTGCATCTTGCGGATCACGTTGTTCCGCGTGATGTCGGCAAACACCTGGGCCTTGGTGGCGTTGTCCAAAATGCCAAGGAAGGGCGCCACGTTCTGCGCAATGGCTTGACTAAGCAGGTCCTTTTGCACGGCAATGCCGGCCTCCTCAAAGGCGTCCAGCAGGCGGGCTCGGAAGGCGTCCTTGTCGTTGATGGCCGTGACCACGTTGAAATCAGACGGCGAATACTTAGCCCAATCACCCGTCAGGGCCTGCAGCATTGAGCCCAACTGCACAGCGCTTTCGACGCCCATGCGGTCGACCATCTGAGCAAAGTTCTCAAATTCTCCGTCCGAACCAATCGGCTTACTGCGTGATCCAGCAGCGCGGGCAGCCCAGTCGTCTAGGCGATCTGGGTCGACTGTCATGTCGTCCCACATCTGATTGAAATTAGTCTCCAGCTCCTCGCCCGTAGTGCGGTCGCGGAAGACAAAGTTTTTGGCCGGGTCAGGCTCTTCAGGAGGTCGCTCGCTATTGAGGGCGTAACGAGCTTGCTCAATGTCCCGCTTGCGCTGCTCAAGCGCTTGGATCTGCTGGAACAGGTCATCGCAGTTAGACATGACTTAGCAACCTCCGTTGAGTGCTTGGGTTTTGAGCGCGGCAATCTGGGCATCCAAACCAGCAACTTCGTTGTTGATTCGGGCTTGTACCGCTTTGTTATCGGAAGCCCACATTTTCAGAAACTCGTAACGGCTTACTTGGTTGTCAGTAAAAAGGTCAAGCGCTGAATCAAACGCGCGCTCGCGGGCGATGTCGCCCTCGTAGACCTTGCGGAAAAAGTCCTCAGCTGACGTAAAACCGTTGCCCTGCCAGTAGTTCCTGAACTGTTCAAGGAACTGCTGCATTTTGTCAAACGCGCGCAGCACACCACCTGCAACCTTGGCGGTCATGGTGTCGCCCCAGGACTTGCCGTTCTTCTTGGGTAGAACGCTGTCCAGAGCGGCCACAAAGTCCTGCTGGAACATTTTTCCGTAGGGATCGCTAACACCCCTCGCCCGCAGCTCCGCATAAGTCTGATAGGCCACGGCCATGCGCTCAATCGTTGCCACCTCCATCCGGGCAGGGATGCCGGAGTAATCCGTAATCCGCTGCTTGCCAAAAGCGGTTTCCATCGCCTTCATCTCACCCAGATTCATTAAGCCAAGTTGGACCCGGTGAAAGGCTTCGTGGTGGGCGACAGAGATCAGCTCGCTTGGAGACGCCTCAAGCATCCCAAAGATTGTCACTACATCTTTGGTGGTGCTGTATCTCCCTTGCACCGGCACAATTTGATCTCCGCCACCCCATGCGGCACTCCGGCGCTCCATCAGAAACTTATCCTCAAACTTAACGGCAACGTGATCACCGGCCACGTCCCTGATAATTTGAGTCAAAGCCGCTTCCCAGAGTTTTTTGTCACTTGGTGGGATGGTGATGCCAGCGTCGCCAAGCCGGATAAATGCCCGCTCTTTCTTTCGCCGAATTGGGTCAACGCTTTGCAATTCGCCAAGGGCATTGGTAAAGCCTTGGTCGGGCACCTCAACGGCCATTTGCTTGCCCACCGGGGCAGCAGCAGAACCCGTTTGGGCTTTTACCTGTGTCTTGATCTGCTCGTTGACCGCTACGCCATGGCGGCGAATGGCCGGGATGTCGTAACCCTGGGCCTCCAGGGCAGCGACCAGGCGGTCCTCGCCAGCTGATTTCTTGCTGGCATTACGCAGCATGTACGCCGCACGGTCTAAATCGTTTGCGAATTTGAGCGTGGCGCTGCCGTAGCGCGGTGCGGACTTGCTCAGGTCGGGCGGGAACGAGAACGCTGGCCTCTCGGAGTCGGGCTTGTCCCACCCATCCAGCATCCCGTTGGCCTTCTTCTCTTCCAGAGGCATGAAGTCGTACCCCATGGCCTCGCGGTTGGCCCGCTCGATCTCAAACTGCCGGCGTGCGTCCATCTGGGCGTACTCGGTGCCCAAACGGATCTCGTCCATGATTGCTTGAGCGCCCGGAGAGCCAGCCGTCAGGCCATTAGCTTCCAAGTCCTTGGCGGCCAATGCGGGGTCCACCAAAGGGCCTGCAGGGATTTCAGGGATTGGCGTTGCGCTGGGGCGGACTTCGCCGTTGGCGACTGCCTTTTGTATGACTTGATCCTTTAGAGCCTGGCGGCCGGCCTCGGTCAAAAACACCTGCTCTGGTGCTTGAGGTTCAGGAGCAGGGACGGCCTCTGCTGCCTTTGGTGCAACTGGAGGTGGAGACGCCTCCGCTGCTGTTTCCAACTGCTGCAGGATGCGCTTGATGATGGGTGCGGGCTTAGCGCCATTGGCCACCGCAGCGGCAGCCTCATTCAGCATTTGGCTAATGGGAGTGCCGGCGGCGTACTTGGCAGCGTCGAACTCACCCAGCACCGCCTGCGCAGTGGCGCCTGCGTCGATCACCTGCTGGGCATTGACCTCAGTGCCGCCCTTGTCAGCCAGTTGTTGCACCGAACGGCCGCGGCCAACCCGTTTGAACAGGTTTTTGTTGCCGATCAGCTCGGCGCGAATCTTGCCGGCCAACTCCGCTTTGATGACAGTGGTGTCCAGCTCCTCATCGCCAAACAAGTTTTTCTGATTGGTCTTCACCTTGGGTGCGCTGCTGGCCATCTGGGCCAGCTCGCTAAAAGCCCGGTCTGTCATGTCCCGCCCCTGGGCGAGCTGATAGACGCGGTTCATCTTTTCCGGCTCCAGGCCGCTACCGCCAAGCGCCAGGGCCCGGCCCATAGACAGCTCGCCATCAATGGCGGACTGCAGCAAATTGTCCGGCAACTTGCTCAGCGCCAGGCCCTGGGCGCCAAGGCCAGAGCCTAGCGGGATGCCTGATGCCTCCAGCTGGGCGGCGTCCTGGATGCCGGCCTCACGGATGAACTTGGCTGCGTCAAACGCTGTGCCACCACCGGATGAGATGTTGCTGATGGCCCCCATGGCACGGGCCTGCTCAGCGGTTTGAGCGGGCAGCTCCTCAACGCGAATTGAAGGGACGCCTAGCTCTTTGGCTTTGGCCAGGCGGTTGTGGCCATTAACCACAAACGTCTGCCCGTCAGCAGGGTCTGTCCAAACTTGGATAACACCCTCGGCGTCGGTGTTCCATTTGGAGACGCCCTGCAGCGAGTTGCCGATCTGCTGGCCTTGGGCGTTGATGCCTCCCTTGAATTGGAAGCGGCCAGGGTCAACTTGGATTGAGTTGACATCAAACAGCTGCACGCCGTCCGCAGCCCGGTTGGAAAGCAGGGCAACGCCTTCTTGGCCCAAGGAGTCGATGCCATCAAGCACGTCCTGCCGTGTGAACTGCTCAAAGTCCCGGCCGGTCAGCTCACGGACGCGGTTGTAGAGCAAAGTCCCGTTTTCGGGACTTGCCAGCGACATCAAATTGGCGTTAGGCACCGCGGTCGATGCCCACTGCTGCCGCATAGGCACCATCGGGTCGGCCAAGTTTTCAGCTGGCATGGCCATGAAGGCCGGATTTAGCCCAGGCACCACCTCAAACTGGCTTTGCTCCTGCAGGTGACGGTCAACCTCAGGCACCACGGGGCCAGAGCCAGTGGCCAGCTCCTGCAGCCGCTGGTCATCAAGCCGGTTGACGCCCATGGCAACGACATCAACCTCAGGCAGCGCCGGGTCGTAGAAGGGATCGACGTTTGGATCAGCCTGCGGCAGAGGGGCGTCGGGGTTGAGAACAGCACCGCCTGGAGCCATTGGCTCAGACGGCACCGCGGCAGCGGCCGGCTCACCTACCAGCTGATCGCGGGCCTGCGCAGTGGTTTGCGCTGCAGGCTGTGCTGCAGGTGGCTGCTGCTGTGCCTCCTCGCGAAAGCGGTATTCGTCAGGTGACACCTCCTCCTGGATGCCAGATGCCACCGTTTGCTGGCGGGAATTTGTGGCCTCAGTGAGAGTGCGGCGCTCCCGCAAGTTGCGAGCAATGTTGGGCAAGCCTTTAAGGCCCGCCGAAACGGTCTTGCCAACACCCAGAAAACCCAGGCCAACGGCCACCTCAGCGCCTGCGTTGGGCAGCAAGCTCTTAAGCGATGAGCTCAGCCGGTCATCTTGCGGAGAGACAGCAAACGGGCTGTTGGGCACCGCATTAGCGATGTTGCCGGATAGGTTGTCTGTGATCAGGGTTGTCAGAAACGATTCCGTGCCAATGCCAGCCGTCCAGCGGGCGGCCTTGGCCGCGCCAGGGCTTAGAAAGCCAAAGGCTTGCGGGCCAACAATGCGGGAAGCAGCCGCACCACCCAGAAAAGAAGCCGATGCCAGCGCAGGAATGTCGCTGAACCACGTCTTCTGGTAGGTCGACATCTCCTCCGGCAGCTTGGCGTCTATCGCCTTGGCCAGGTATCTAGTGAGCTCGTTGATACCCCTGCCAACAGGCGTTGATACAGGATCGGCTGGCTTCCATCCGTTGGCGGCCCGCTGCGCCAGGTTGAGCGCGGCATAGGCCGCGTCGGCTGGCATCTTCACGGCAGCGCCGTGGACCACCTGCCGTTCCAGCGGAGTGCTGTAGCGAACCCGGCCCTTAGGGTCCTGATACTGCACCGGGGCAAACATGCTGCCTGGCGCCATCAACGGCGTTGAAACAGTTCCAGTTGGCGTGTACCCGGCGTTCATTAAGCCGGCTTGCTTCAGGAAATACTTGGCCTCGTTTTTGATGCCAGCTGGCGTGAAGTACCACGTCCAGGGGCGGCCAGGAGGTTTGGCTTTGGGCTTGGCGGCAGGCTGCTGTGGGATAACAGGTGTCGCCTCAAGGCCAGTGATCTGCCTACGCCGCTGCTCGGGCATTGATTTCGCGCCACACAACTACCCCTATTTCACCGCACATATGCGGAGTTGTCCGGGGTCGTAATTATCCCCCAAACGTGAGCTGCTGGTGCCAGCTGGCAATACCGGCCAAAGCAGGGTATTGATCAGCCAAAACGCGAGCGGCAATCATCGAGTTGACCGAATTGGCGGCGGAAGACAGGCGCCGCTTGATTTTTAGTAGTTGTTGATCAGTACGCGTGTCGCGGTAGTTCGGATAAAAACGCAGCTGTTGTTCGAGAAACTCGTAGCCGCTCTGAGCTCCTGCATCACGCCATGCACGCTCAAACTTCATCGGCATTTGCTTGCCGTCCTCTGCGAGGTCCATGACATCCAGAATTGCGGGCAGCGACAGCACTGGAACACTGCTGTACTGCCGCAGCAGCACTGAGCGATTGGGGATGCTGTCCAGCTGATTGATGTCGTAGACCTTGGGGGTCGGCACCTTGCTGTTGGGTTGCACAGGCAGTGGCTGGGGGCGCCTGGAGGGACCGCCGCTGCTACCGCCTGGGTACAGGCTTCGGAACAGCTCACCGTCCTTGTTCTCGTCTTTTTGCAGCCGGTAAATGGCGCCTTTGACGATCTGCTCTACCTGTGCGTCGCTTGGGTCGGTGCCGTACTTGGCTCGCCAGTCTTGAATGGCAGCATCAGCAACGCTCAGATACCGGCGATACGCCAGAGCCTTACCCGCCTCCATGTCTTGGCGGTTGCCGGGGTTAACATGTTGGTACTGCTGGGCAAGTTCAACAGCAATCTGCCGGTTGATTGCCCTGTCTCGCGGTACGCGAACAGAGGCAGTAGTGCCCTGCTGTTGGGCCGCCTGCTTGATCTCTGCGTCAGACCGCAGCAAGAACTGAGTTCTCTTATCGCGGTCGAGGATCTGGTTAGCTGTTGCCGTTTGCCGGTCCCTAGCCTCGTTCACATCAAAATTGCTGCCATAAGCGCCCTGCAGCCACAGGTAAAAGTCGGGAACGGCGGCTTCGTTGCTGCCGATGTAGAGAAACTTGTTGGAGTTGCCAACCACGTCTGCGGCAATCTTGGTCAGTTCGTCAAAGCCAATTCGGTCAACATCTTGATTTTGTGGGCTGTTGTAGGTTTCTTTGATCAAATTGTTGGCAATAACGGACTGCTGGGGCCCTGGCGGAACGTTGTAGAGCGCTTTAGCCAGCTTGTCTCGAAAACCTCCAATCCCTTCAGTTCGCTCGCGCAAGCGCTCAGCGGCACCTGCCTTGCCGTACTTAAGCCGCGAGTCCAGGTTCTCCTGCGCATACAGCTGGCCTAACGTGTAAGTCAGCGGCTTGCCGGTCTCAGCATTGATAATTGCCTTGCCATTAGCCCCGACAACAGGCGTGTTGCTCGGGATGCTGTCAATAAAAGCTCGCTGAGAAGTGTCGCCGTAGAAGTTGCTGTCGGCTTGCAGGATCCTGTAGACCTCCTCCAAGCGCTTAGTTGCGCCGCCAGGGAGCCCGCTTGTCATGGCTGACTGTTGCATGACTTGAGCTAGGCGCAGCCTTAAGGCAGAGGCAAATTGCTGCGGGTTGTCCTTAATCGAGTAGGTGTAGCCGTTGTATTCGATCTGACCGGAGCTGTTGGCGTTGCCAATGATCAGCTTGAGCTGAGCAGCTGTCTGCTTAGGCACCTGCTCATCAAGAAACTTGACTCGATCCTGGGCAAGGGCATTGGCAACGCTCTCGCTGGCCTTGGTCGTAGCGGGCAAAAAGTATTTTTGAAAACCAGGGCTGCCGCTGTCAATCTTGTATTTCTGCGTGATCTGTCTGGTGTAGTCAGCATTGATTTTCTGCAGCGCACCAAACCCTTGGTCCTCGCCCAGGTAATTGATCTCCCCGCCTCGTGACTGCACATAGCCGGGCAGGCCCATGGAAAACTCCTGGGCAGCCAGCTTGACCAGCCCGCGCTCGTACCCGATCTGTTTGTACGGATCAAGGAAGTTCATCAGGGCCCCGGCCTGCGGGTCCTTGGCTGCCACGTTTCGAGTCGCTGCAGCACGTTGCAGCTGGGCTACCTCAGTGCTTTCGTCGACCTTGACCAAGGCCCGCTGCTGGGCCTCGTAGGCCTCGGCTTCGCCCTGATCCATGCGCCAGTCGGCAAAGGCCAGACCAGCGGACTGCGCCACGCTCACCGCGTTCTTGGTGAAGGGCACCAGGGCCTCAGCCAGCAGGGCGTAGTTGTTGCTGCCCTGGACGTAGGTGGTGCCGCCCGTGTTGACGGTCTGCACGCCCTGCGGGTTGTTGCTGAACGCAGCTGGGGCAGCTGGCTTTGCCAACTGCTGCTCCATGGGCCGCAGGAAGACATCGACAGGGCGAGCCGACGTATTGAGCTCGCCAGGTTGCAGGTTCTGGGGGCGTGCCATGGCTCGCAGGGATTACTTCAGGGCTTTGATCTGTGCAGCAGTGCCGAGGTAGGCGTTGACGCCACCCAACACAGCAGTGCCCGCGTTGAGAGCGGTCATGCTTGCTGGGGCGCTGCCGGTCATTGACGGTGGCGGTGGCATCACCATCGTCGGCAGCGGAGGGAATGGCGCAATCGGATCCAGGTAGGGCTGCTTTTCGTAGAAAGTCTGGCTGTTGTATTCGTTGAGATAGCGGGTCACCTGGGCCAGCTGATCGCGGTTGTATTGCCGCTGCCGCAGGCCCTGCTCGATGTTCTTCAGCGTCTTGTAGTCGCCCATCTGACGGGCGTAGTTGGCGACGTAGCGGTCAGAGGACTTGCCTTCCTGCATCGACGCCTGAAACGCTGCAGAGGACTGCAACGCCCTGTAGGCGTATTGCTGTATGGCAACTGCCTCCTGCATCCCGCGCTCCTGAAGCTGTTGCTGAATGGCCGCAGCGTTGACCGCGTAATTGGCCCCAGCACTAGCGCGTGTTTGCGCAACGCGCCCGGCCTGATCTATTTCCTTGGCAAATTCGTAGTTGCGCAGCTGCTGGGTGTAGGCCTGTTTTTGGTTGTAATCGACCGTAGTTGCCCAAAAGCTGTACTGATTATTTAGGTTTTGCATATCTGCGTTAAACCCTGCCTGCCACTCGTTAAACCGAGTGGTGGCGTTCTGGAACGCGGTTTGATTGAGGTATTCCTGTTGACGTGCCTGGTCTTGAGCACTGCTTGTGAGAAAACTGAGTCCGGTAGAGACCGCAGCTACGCCTAGGGATACTGGATCAATAATCATTAGACGCTCCTCCAGAATGGGCAGAACAATGCAGAGCTTGGCCCAAATGGCCGCGGGCTTTCAACAGTAAAGCCAAGATGAGAAAGCCAGCGAATGGCCGCACGGTTTTTGGAGTAGACGTAGTTGCCAATCGGTTGGCCGGCCTCTTTCAAGCAGTAATCCACCCACTCGCGGCCGTGCTTGCAGAGCATCCGGCGGTGATTCTTTGTGGCCGTTAGCGAGTGGGTGCCAAGCAACCAAATACGGTCATGGCAGATGCCTGTAATGCCCACAGGGCGGCCATCATCGCCCTCAATGGCTTTGCAGATACTGCTGTTCAGAAAGCTGTCTAACACCGCTTCCAAGGGCTGCATCTGGTGACTGAGCATCACCTCCACGCAGTCCTGCTCCCGTAAGTGCAAGCCAATTTCCATGGCTACCTCCTCGGTGGCTTCAATCCATCTCATCGCAGTGACCTCGCTTTGCCAGTAAGCAACCCGACCCACTCGCAAGTAGAGAATTTGCAGGGGTGGGGGGTGTTGTTGTGAATCTCGACCATGCAGCGCTCGCCGCGGCTCATGATTGGAATGTTGAAAACACCTTCAAAAAAACGATTGGTGTCAGGGTCAAAACCGTTGGGATTAGCAGAGCCCAGAGTTGACACTCGACTCCCTAACACAGTTCCGTCAAACACATAGATGCCTGTGTCCCTGCCCTCAGGAATGACATGAATTTGGAAAAACGCTGTTTCGTGGTAGCGCAGCTTGGCGTTCCGCACCTGTGTGCGCTCTACGTTGGCTGCCGCCTTGCCTCCGCCAATTTCCTTATAAAGTTTGAAGCGTGTGAAACGATAACGAAAGTTGTAAGGCACACCAAAATAAATGGGTTGCGTAGACCAATCGCCATTTGCCGTAATAGTTGAACCGGCCGTGATGTACCCCAAAAGCACGCCACCATTTCCGGTAGTGCTAAAGCCAGACCAGGCTTGAATTGTGCTAGTGGCTGCAAATGGCAGCGTCCAAGTGGTCAGCTTAGTTGTGGCATTGTAGGTGCCTGCGCTAACCCGCATGGCAACAGGCGTTTCTGTAGTTGTTGATATGCGACGATCTAGCAGCAGTGGATACGGGGCATTAGTTGGAGGCTCGGGAGAACGGTCTTGTACCGGCATTTTTTCTAAAAAGATTTCTACGCCGTAACGCACAAGCGCAAACAGCGTTTCCCGAATACACAAAATTTGAAGGATTTCATCTGCAGCATTAAACTGCCAATAGCTCCAGCTAGACTGCGCTCTTTCAGCGCCAGACCCGGCGTTGCGAATAAAATACTTATAGACGTAGATTCGATTTTTATGACCAACAGAGCTGCTAATTGAAAACACAGCGTTACTGGTGTCGTTGACTGTCATAGAAAAGACATTGCTGGGCACAAAAGCCGAAACGTACCCTGTCAGATCCTGCGCATCGGCTGTCAAGGCAGTGCCAGCGCCACGAACACTGAACTCCCGGAACATGGAGAAATCGCCATTGGCCTGGCAAAACACAATCCCGCCACCTGCCAACTGGGGCCGGACGTTAATATCAACCTCAAACTGCGTCAACACCGTAATCTGTGCCGTAGCCGGCGTCAGCACCGTTTCAGCAGCGTTGAAGCGGAACTGATACTGCGGCGAAAATAGGATTAGCTCGTCTTGGTACGGAATGGCATAACGCAACACCGAAACGCGGTTGTTGCTGGCCACCACGTCAATCGGGTCAGTATCAAGCACTGTGGTGACAGTCTCTGGAAAAAATTCAAAAAATTCCCTTACTCGGCTTAGGATTACGTTTTCATCTGACAAAAATCCAAGTCGATTTTTGTAAATGAAAATATCGTTGATTGGATTACCAATAAAGCTGGGGTCAGGTGCGGTGTCATAGTCACCTGCTACCCGCTGGCCCCAGACCGGTATAGTGATGCCGTTTTGCGCACTACCGTTAGCCGGGCCAAAATAAAAACTACCGTTAGGCAAGCGAACAAGTAAATGCGGCATGGTTGCAGCATTGATTTGATATTCCACGCCAGGGGAAACGGTTTCAGACCATACGCCTTCTCCAAAATCGCCGCTGTTGGGCTTAAATTCAACGTAATAGCCATCAAAGTTGTTGCCTGGGTCGCCTGTTATTTCAATTTGATAGCCAACTGGAGCAATCGTTGGCAGCTCAGTAAAGGCTTGAACTTTATCGAGAATTGCTCCAATATCCGCGTTGGCCCTCGCATCATTGGCAGCCACAGTGATTGGGCTGTTAGAGCGCAAGTGGATAACCGAACCGCTTCGGCTCATAGTTACACCTGCGCCGGACAATGCCGACATTAGATTTTGTGCAATATCGGCTGAACTAATACGATTTTCGGTAACAGTCTGACCGGTGCTCACAACAGGCGCAACAGCCGTTTGCACCTGCGCTTGCGTACCATTTACGTTAACTGTATAAGTTTGGCCGTAATTGGCAGCTTTAACCCAAATAAGCGCTTCATGCGCTGCTGGTCTTGGCACAATAGGCGCTACGGCAACGTTCATTGCCGGCGCTGTGTTGGTATTGGTAATAAAAGTAAAATCGGCAATGGTGACAGCCCGCAGCTGTGCCTTGGCATTTGTTACCCCTGCCAAATACCCATTACCAAATGGTGCAACAACGGTTTGCGCGACACCATTTAGATCAAATACACGAACTTGAGTGTTAGTAACAACTGCTAAATATTCCTCAATATTATCACGCAAAATGCCGTGAATATAACAGTCGCCAAAATTAGTAGCAGATGCTTTGGCAATAGTTTGCGTACAATCACGTTTGCGCAGGCCCTCCAGGATTGAGGACATGCCATTGATCTGGATCTCGCCTTGAGAAGGGTCGCGCTGTGCATCAGGTTGCTGGCTGATGCCTTGAGCAAGATTTGGAATTGAGTACGAATACAGGCTCATCAGAGGCGCATCCCATGGCTAATGCGTCGAGTGGCTAAGCCAGAAGCTGGCGCATAAGTCGGGAAAGGCAGGTAGCCGCGGCTGCCAGTCAGCAGGTTGGGCTCATCCACCTGCTGCTCCATGCGCTCAAGAATTGCTTGCGCATCACGCTCGTCCTGCAAGCTGTAGCGGATTAAGGCATCAGCCCCTAGCACGCGAGCGGCAAACACTCGCGCTGCGCGTATCGTCGTCCAACGGTTGTAGGCCTCTGGCACTTGATCCCACGGCAGCAGCCAGATCACGTCAGCGTGCAGCGAGGTGATCTCAGCTTCGAGAATGTTGGTTTTTTTGTAGCGGTCGTAGACCACCTGCCCACGCAGTTGAAAGCGACCGGCATAGGCATAAGGGTCAGTGCGGAAGCTGGCCAAGTTTGCTGGAACTGTGATCTGCTTGGTGCCGCTGTCCTTAACAAACTCGTAGTTGTACTCGCTATTCCAGGACCAGCCCTTGACTTGCCCTTCCTTGTGAAACTCCAGCAAGGTGCGTTCGGCAATGCGCGCATCCATGATCTGCTGGTTTTCCAGCGTGCTCACGGGCTGCTCGCCAATGTTTTCCAGCAATACGTTGACCGCATCAAGAAGGGTTGTCCTGCCCGGCGTGACCGATTGGTTGGCGAGTCCCATTGAGCGTCTACGGCCTTGTAGCACTCATTGTGCTAGAGAACGAAAAAAGGGGCCAGCATTGCCGGCCCCTCTGGCAAACATTCCGTAAAACACCCTAATGGCTTAGGGGATCACGATCTTGCAAGCCGATTCAGCGCGCAGCACGCCCATGCCGATGGCTTGGCGGGCCACCATCAGATCGGCTTGGTACTGAACCTTGTATTCAGAACCAGTCATCTGCAGCGAAGGGCTCAGCAGGGTAAGGACGCCCACAGCCTCCTTGCTAAAGATCAGGCCTTTGCACTTGCTCAGGTTTTGAGCGTAATCAGCGTTGTGGTCGCCAGATTGAAGTGTGTAGTTGGCCTGGGTGACGTGGTTGGACATCAGGATGGGGATGCCAGCCACCTGCAGGGTTTGACCCGTGGCAATGGTGCCATTGCCGCCACCACCACCGTTGAAATCGGTGTTGATTGCGCGGGAAGACTGCGAGATCAGGAAGTAGTCCTCAGGAGTGAACACTGCGCACATGCTGTCCACAGGCACGTCCTTGCCTTCAAATGCCACGCGGGCATCAAAGATGGCGTTGACCAGGGCATCACCCTTGGCCTGGCGGGTGGCGCCTGCGCCCGTGTAGTCAGAGCCCAGCGTGATGCCGTTGCCTGTCTTGTGAGCGTTAATAGCCTTGTTCAAGGGCTGTGTGGAGTTGCTGGCAGCCGCAAAAATCATGCGAGCTACTCGCCGGTCATACTCCGATGCCAAGGCGCGGCCCAGCTCAGTTGTATAAACCTGGCGGACATCGAAGTACGACATCAGCTCGTCCACCTCAAGGATCGCCACGTCGGAGATCATCAAGGCGTCAAGCGTAATAACGCGCTCGTTCAGATCGCTAGGGTCATTGCCAGTGCCATTGATCGCTGTCCCCGGTTGGTGGTAGTAGGCCTCCATGCGCCCCGTGATTGGGAAGGCTACGGATTTGCCTCCACGGATGTTCCGCTCGCGGACTTTGCCTTTGAAAACCGTGGCACGCAAAAAGCTGTCAAGCACCTCAGCGGCGCCCAACTTGAGCATCAAGGCACGGTCGGCATCAAGGCCAGCTGCGCCGGGACCCCAGGTGGCGGCGGCGCCGTTAATTTGGCCAAGACGTGAAAGATCAGGAGCAACCATTGTTTTGGTATGCGAAGAAATTTGAGTTTTTAGACCGCTTCTCCTTCACCGTCACAGGTTGTCCTCCTTAGAGGGCCCGCCGCTTAGGTGGCGTCTGGCAAAAAGCTAACCAAATAAATCACTTGCTGCCAACATTTTTGCAACCTTGCCGCGGTAAGCCTCGTCAACTTCGTACAGCCGCTGGCCGCGGTCATTGGTTTTACCCATTGCATCCAGCACCTGTTGCTGACTTTCAAAACGAGTTTGCTGCGGCGCATCTCCGCCCCCGTAGAGCTTTGGCTCTATGACTGCATCTGGAGCGGCGCGGCGTGCAACCATTGCTTTTATGGCCCACTTGATGGCCTCCTTGTTGCCGCTGTCAACTACAGCGTTGTAGTCAGCCAGCTCATTGGCATTGAGATTGCTGGCAGCCCAGCTGCTTAGCTCAGCAAACCCTTGGTTGCCACCCACCATGTCTTTAATTTGAGCCGCATCAGCGTCGGTTAACACCTCCTGCTGTTGCCCAGCAGGAGCCTGGGCCTTTGAGACGTAGTTCTCCACCACCTGGCGGGGGACCTTAAAGACCTCCGCGAGATCATCAAAGTGACTGCTTACGTCCTCGCCGCTGTCGGCGCGAAACATAACGTCCGCCAAGTCAATACCTTTGCCAGCCAGAGCTGCCACGGCTTCCTGGCCATAGACCTGGACAGCCTGCTCTTGCGAATAACCTTCGGCCTGTGCAGCCTCAGAATCGGTTGCGGGCTCTGATTGTCTGCCTAATTTTTTCTCCAACTCCTGATAGGAGCGAGCCAGGTCTTCGACGTTCTTGAACTTGCCGGCTAGCAGCTCAGGCTCTTGTTGGGCCTGCTGCTGTTCTTTGACAAACTCCTCCAGCAGGCTTTCCTGGCCGGGCGCCACCATGCCTTCCGTTGCTGCCTCAGGCGCGGTGATCTGAGGCGCGGTTTGCGCGTTTGGGGTCGTGGTCATACGGGTTGGTCTTCAGGGGGTTGTTCAGCCGCCATCTGCATGTCCTGCGTAGTAGCAGCTGCATTGGCGAGTTTTTGTGGGTCGGCCATGCTTGATTGCATAGCCTGCTGAGCCATGGCCATCTGCTGTTGCTGTTGTGCTTCAGCAGCTAGCTCGTCCTCGGACTTGACAAGCCCAAGGATGTCGATGCCCATGGAGTACGCCAAGCGCTTGATTAGCTCAGGCGGCTTGACGTACTGGGCAAGCCCTTCAGGTCCAATCGTGTTGCCAAGCGTGGTCGTGAACCGCACCAACTGCTCCAAGTCATTACCGCGGCCGACAGCTGCCAAGCCAACAGTCATTACTGGCTTAACCAACTCCTTCGGCATTTTGGGCACCTTGCCCTGGCGAGTCAGGATGTCGAGCTTGCGGGCCACATACGGGACCTGAAACTCTGTTGTCAGAATTGAATAGATGCTGCCCAGGCTGTTCTCGATCTGAAGTGCCTGCAGCCGAACTTCTTCTGCAGTGACGCGCTCAGCGTCTCGCATGTCAGCCAGCATGAACGCCTGCGCCAAACGGGCCTCAATTTGCTGCTTGCCCTGCATGGCCACGCTGAGGTCTGATGACTTTTGCACCTGTAACGCCAAGACATCATTGGGATCACCCGTGACAAATGAGCCGTTTGCGGCTCGGGCCAGATCAGCAGCTTTAGTGACACCGCTGGGTTTGACTAAAAACAACACCTTGCTACTAGCCAGTGCGCCTTCTGCAATGGCCTGACAAAGTGCTTCAACTGTTTGCAGGTCAGCAATGGCGGCACTTTCGATGTAGCCCACGCCATAGGGAGCGCCATCGCATCTAGTCATGCGTAATGGCAGCCAGGGGCTTACCTCTTTAGGCGATTTGCCTTCAGTGCCAGGAATTTTTTTACCACGCACCTCTTGGTGCCAATAGACATACCCGTTCTTCCAGCAAACGTAGGTGTAGAGCTTGACGGTCCTTTCCTTGCCTTCAGCTGTTAGATGACGATCTTGATCAAGGATGCCATGCAGCTCGTCGTCTTCTTCCTGCAACAGTTCTTGAATTTTCTGAGGCAGTTGTGCAATAGCAAGCTGCTCACAGGTCACTACTTCCAACGGATTACCCATGGGGTCCCGTGAAACCACAAAGCGGTTTAAATGAAAGACCCGCAGGCCCTCCGAAGAGATGTAAAGCAAGGCGTTGCCTGAAACAATCAGGTGCAACAACGCCTCGTGAAACACCACGCGGTCATTGCTGGCCTCAATCTCCCGCAAAACCATCCGCTCGATCTTGCTAAGCGCTTCTTCCGTAGTGGATTTTTGCTCTGGGGTGACGCCTTGCTTGGCAAGTTCTCCGTCATCAAGCGAGAAACGGAAAAACTGCTGCGTTGGCGGCAACAAGGCCAAAAGCATCCGACTAGCCAGGTTCAAGACACCGCGAGCGCCGATGCCGTTCCACGGAACCGCGTAAGAGTCCTTGTGATTCTTGTCTGGCTCGTTGGTATTAGGAATTAGGTACGGAATCGTCAGCCGAGCAGCCGTTCGTGCGCGATCCAGGTAGTGATCACGGTCACTTTCAAGCCGCCGGTAGCACTGTTCAGCTGATTCCATGGGTTACACCGAGATGTTGGCGCCAGAGCCGACGCCATAGCTGCCAGAACCCATCCGCAGGCTGGCGGTAGTGGTTCTGGCGCCCTGTGCGCGGGTCCTGTTGTCGTCCACGGCAGCTGTGGGCGCTTGCTTGTTGGCTTGACGCGCCAGAATCTGTAGCGATTGCGTAACAGCGGTGCCAGCCGAGCGGATTTGGTCCAGCCGCCGCTGCTGCTCGCCTTGCAAGCGCGTTACATCAGCTCGCTGCTGCCGTACAGCGTCTTCTTGCTGCGCTTGCAGCGCCAAAAGCTGCGCTTGCTGGGCGGTAGCTGTGGTTGTGCGCTCTTGTGCCAAGCGATCCAGCTCGCGTTGACGCTCTTGAGCAATGCGGTCCAGCCGATCCCGCTCTCGCTGGGCTTCAGCTTCAATGTGCTCGCGTGGTCGTCCTCCTCCGCACATGGTCAGACTCCAATGTTGAGGCCAGTGCCAGGAGAAGCAGGCAGCGCAGCCCGGCTAATCCGCAGGTTGCTTTCGGGCTTCTTCTTCTTCACCGTGGCAGCAGTGGTTGTAGCGGCCTGCGGCGATTCAGTTTGCGATGCTGTAATTGCGTAGGTCGATGCTTGCTGTGCAGCAGAAGCCGCAGCAGCTGCAGCAGCCTCATTCTCGTAACGCTTCTGCAGATCAGCCGTTTCCAAAGTGGCCTTGTCAATTTGGGCCTTCAGCGAGTTTTGAAAATCAGTCTGCTGTTTTTGCATTTGGCCCTGGTAATCCTCCAGGGCTTTGCGATTTTTGGCAATTTCCTCCTCGCTTGGACCGCGATACACGATCTCTGGCGCCTTTGGCTGGTTTCCTCCAAAGCACATGGCAAACCTCCTAGGTGGATTGGGTGGTGATGTTTAGGCCAGAGCCGCCGCTGTTAGCCACGGCCGCCGTACTGCGCCCGATACGCAGTCCGCCTTTGCCCTTGCTGCCGGTTAAGCCGCGGGCATTGGCGCCCACAACTGGCGCTTGCGCTGTTTTTTCGGGTGGCGGCGTTCCAATTAACGTCGCCATGCGCATAGCCGCAGCGTTTGTGTTTTCGGCGTTTTGCCGTGCCTGGGCAGATAGTTTCTGCTGCACGCCTTCTTGCTCACGCAATGCAGCAGTCAACTGCTGCTGCATTTGCTGAGTGCCGCTATTGATTGTTTGATCAATGGCAGCTTTCTGCAGCTGGAACTCGTTGTTGTAGGCGCTGTAATCCGGCATGGTGATCTTTGCCGGGCTGCCGCCTCCTCCAGAGCACATCAGGGCACCTCCACGTCAAACGCGCTTTGCTGCTGGTCATCCAGCCGCTTCTTAAGCCAACGCACCACGGAGACCTGGCCAGCGCGAAACCAAACCTCTTTTTCCGTCAAATCCATGGACGGCGCCTGGTCGGGAAACTGCTCGGCTAACAGGCCGATCACTTTCGCATCAATGGCGGGGACGTAGCCCACTCTGCGGGGTCGTAGACGTAGTAAGCGTACCCATAAAGGCGCAAAAGGCCCAGCTATGGCCGACGCCGAAGAATGGTAATTAGCTTTTTGCTATACAGCGGGTCCGTGGCATAGCCCTCTGACTGCAGCAACCGGGCACATTCCTCTGCAGAAGTTGCTCGGTTGACCCCGCGAAACCCTTTGTAGTCCTTGTACCAGCGATCACAGAGGTAGCGGACAGCATGGCCAAGGCTGGTGAAGTCCATGAAAGACGCTGTGATCTGCACAGCTTTGCCGTCATACACCTCTTGCGTCTTTTTCGGCGTTCCTGGCCCCTTAAGTCCAAACATGTTCCAGCGACCAGACGGATGAGCCCCGTAATTGCTCTCCAAAGCCCACTGAGCAGCGACCACCTGCGGGAAACGGGCCCCGTAGGCCGCGGCAGCCGCCTTAACCCCCTCCCAGCTATTTGGATACTCATGCTCGGCTAGCTGCTTAGCGGTAAATAGCTGCAACCACTCAGCCGATTGGTGCAAAAGCGCTGGATCCGTGGCCTTGATGTGCTCATACAGCAGGTTGATAGCCTCCTGCTGGTGGTTTTCGCCTCTAAACCACCGCCAGCAATCCCGCCATTTTTGTGGCGTGATTAAACCATCGTGAATTGTCATAGTGGATTACAGCTCTACACCCTTGTAACCATGCCAGACCTGCAGCAGCAACTTGCCGAAATGCACGAGGAGGTCGTTGCGCAAGTACTGGAAGACCTCAGGAACGGCGACCGCAAGGCCCGCGCTGAGGCCATGCAGCTCCTCAAGCAAAACAACGTCACCTCCGTCGCTCAGGAGGGCAGCACCTTGCGGAAGCTAGCCGGCAAGCTGGACTTCTCCAGCATGGAAGACAAGGTGGTGCCTCTTAATCGCCAACGCGAAGCCGGTTGACACCCCCGTGCGAACGATTGGCGGCTTTTGGTCGCCAACCCAGGGCCAGCGCATCAATGGCAGCACCGCTTTCATCCAGCCAGGCGTCATAGGCCTCCTGCTGCAGCTGATCAGCCCGGGCTTGGGCAGCCCGCTGCTGGTCCTGGGCAGCGGACTCAACAAAGAACCCGCAGGCAATCGCCAGTGCATCCAAGCGGTCGTCATGACTTAGGCAGCCCTTCTCTGCTGTCAGCCGGCTGGCCTGGACAAACAATGAACGGCTGTAGCCGGTCTCGGGGTCTTCATCGAGCAAGCGGTAGTCCTGCTTGATGACACGGGTGGTGACCACTAGCCGGTGCTGCTGAATCAATGGCCCCAACGTGTCGCACAACCGCTGCTCCTTGCGTTGGTTATGACGCACCTCCTCAATGGTCACCGGATGCTCCCGCATCAAGTGCGGCTTAAGCAATGCAGTGAACATGCCATCACCCATGTTTGATTCCGCCACGACGTAGTTCACGTCCCACTTTTTGGCGACGTTTGACAGGTGTTGCAGCACCTCATCGGCGTAACCCAGCGTGCTGCCGCCGGACTCCAGCAGAAACAAGTTGCCATTTAGCTCTGCCACCACTGCCCAGGCCAATTCATCAGCGCCGCGGCCAGCGGGGTCAATCGCCAAAACGCACCGCCACTGCTCACTACGGGACATCCAGCCGTTTTGAAAGATCGGGCGGTGGTAGAAGCGGTCTGACCCCATCCCTACGCAGACCAGTTCCTGCAGGCGCATGTCGGGCTGGTTCGACCACACGACTGTCTCCGGCAGAGCCGTGCCGTCGATGTCCATCACGATCAGGTCCCCCAGGCGGATGGGGAACTTGTCCAGCGTTGCCAGACGGGTGTTGAGCATGAACTGCAACTCAAAGCTGGCCTTGGTCATGGCCGCTTTGCGCTGCAACAAGTCCTCGTGCGCAAATCGCTCAGGGTCAGTCGGCTCGCCAATCAAAGACGGGTCCGCCAGCACCTCCTGCTCCAGCACCGGATCAAGGTTGCCCTCGTAGCTGTCCAACTCCTTGGGGTACAGCGCAGGCCAGTACCGGGCTGAATAGCTGCGCTCCCGGACTAACCGCAGGTAGATCGAGGTCTCGGTGTGGGGTGTGCCGAGATAAAGGATCTTCCGCGCTAACGGCTGCCCTTCATCTGGCTTGATGATCGACTGGATCTCCTCAACTGCATGGGCCACACGCTCTTGCTTGAGCTGTGTGATCACATTGGCCAACGTCTCCACGTCATCCAAGATCGCGCACGTACAACGCTGACCAGTGGTTTGCCCCATGATTCCCATCGACCGCACTGACGGGGACTGCTCCACCATCGTTGGGCCCACATCAAACGCCACGCTGGAGAAACGGTTGGTGGGCCCTGGCATCAAGCACTGCAGGATGTCCACCTCACCAATGCAGCGCAGCATGAAAGACGAGAAATCCGTCGCCTTCACTGCTGTGGCTGACACCACCAAGATTTTTTCGCTGGGGTCAACCCGTAGACGCCACAACGCATAAAACGACGCCAGGATCGACTTACCTAACCCCCGGAACGCCACCGTCAACGACCGCTCCGGGCCGTTTTGCATCCAGTCGCAAACCCTTACCTGCTGACGGGTAGGGCTATCAGCTAGCCCTAACTCCCGCAGCAGATAACAAGTGAAGTTCGGAAAGCTGTCCCGCAGAACATCCGGTAACGGCTCCCACAGCTCCTTCACTTCTTCTTCTTAGCTTCCACTTCAACAGCAGCAGCAGGCTCCTCAGCCTTCTCCACCACACCTTCGACGTAATACCCCGCAGGGACTACGCCATCCAGCGTCTCCTCCTCCACCACGCAGGCACCAACCAGACCTAAATCCAGTCGTTGGTTATTGGTCAGATAAGGCATCACACCTCTCCAGTAACCAACGCAGTCTGCCGACAAGGGGACCATCCAGCCAGAGACCTGGCTGATCAGTCCCCCGCTCCAACTCAGTCGACCACGACCAAGCGACCAACCTACAAGTCGGAGCCAGCTCATCCTAAGCCTCGTCTCCACTTAACCCACCAGGAACCCTCAGCAACTTCGCTCGCTCACTTGGCCTTAACGCCTCACCCATCACCTCAATCGCTGCACGCTGCGCTTCCACCTGGCTTGGATGCAACACCCGGTACAGCCGTTTCCTGGACCCCCCTCCCCAACTGCTGGTCAAACCAAGACAACTGATCAGCCCGTTATCCAGCAGCAAATCCACAGCCCTCAATACCGTCGCCTTCCCTAACCCACACACCTCCGCCAACGCCTTGTGGCTCATCTCTGTCGTCCCCCCGCACTCCCCCCGCTGGTCATGCCATGCCGCCTCCCACAACACCCCATACACCAACCCACACTCCTTCCCAAGCTCACAGGCCTCCCGCATTAACGGGCAGGCACCATCCAACCGAACAGCCATCAAGGGTTCTGTGCAGAACACAGATAAAGAAGGACGCTACACCCCCGTAGTCCAATCCCGGCAGTTACCCCGATAAACCCCCAAGGGTTCTATCTAGAACACAGATATAGAAGGGGGCCATCCGAGCCGCTATCCGTACCCCCGCCACTACCGGAAATTACGCGCTCATATCCGGCTATCGCCAGGAAATAAACGCTGGCCAAATGCCGAAAATGAGTCGCGCGATAAGCGGGGCTATTCCAGCGCACGGAACGGCGACTCCCCCCATACCCCCCTGCTTGCGCTCTCTACGGGCCGCCTGCAACGCTGCCGCAACTGCTCACCTGCCGGCCCGGGTGCCTGCCTGTGTCTGCCCACATCGCCGATGTGCGCGAGCGGGTGCTGGCGCCTGCTGGCGGGGTTGCTGAAGGTCGCTGGCGGTGGCCGGGTCACGCCCGGACATGCCCACCAACGCACGCGCCCCAAGTTACCGGCGAGGGGCTGGCGGATGGCAGGCAGGTGGCTGGCGATGGCCAGCAGGTGGCGGGGTATGGCGTGGGGTAATGCGGGCAGGTTGCGGGGGTGTGTCGGCGGCGGCCAGCAACACCCTGCTCCTTTTATGAAGATTTATTACAAGTTGCCACCTGATCATCTCCAGGGCCGGAGAGATCCGCAAGACTGCAGACGTTGCCGGAGCTGCGTCAGCAGCACCACGACCACCGGCAGCACCTCGACACATGCC